GTCAAGAAGTACTCGACTGATCCTACTGATTCCAGTAGGAACATTCCAGTTTCTGCTACGATCCGTGTCACAGTGGATCAGCCCCTTCAGGGCTACACTGTGGCCGATCTGCAGTTTGCCTTGCTTGGCCTTCTTGGAAACCTTACGGCTTCTTCGAACGCTAACGTTGGCAAGCTTCTTGGCGGTGAAGTCTGATCAGCTATGAGGCTATTAGCCTCATTATGCTGACCAGTATCATCGCGGCAGGAATCATCATCTTGATGATTCTCGCTTTTGCGCCAAGGAGCCGTTCTCGAAATAGAGGACGGAGGTCGCTTTAGTAGCGACCCGGTGAGCATGTTTCATGAAGAATAGCTCTTGAAAGGAGCATCCTTGAAAAGCATGCTGCATCTCCTAAACGTGGTGCTGGAGGAATCCGGCACCATGCTTGGCATTGACACCCAGCGTGATTGGTTAACAATCACGCAAAGGTTCAACCAGGAAGGTGATGAGTTTTTAACTATCACCCTACCCACTTTCGCTAAGGACCTTTATAGGGCCCTTGACGAAGGTAAAGTAGATAACCATTTGTTCCTCTCTTTTGGGAGAAGCAAAGGAAAGAAACTTCCAAAGTTCTTGGAAGGATTCCTTTCAATCCTGTTTGATCCCTATAGCGGGTCGCTGCTCTATGTAGATAGTGCATCAGTAAAAGCTGCTGATGCTGTTCGCTGTGTTGTCCAGATTTCTGGACTTCTTGGCAAACTTCACCTCCAGTGTAATCCCAAAAGGACTGCAATGGCGATGGACCGCTACATAGAGAATGACTCTAGGGTTGGAGACCACGGTCCAGCAGAACGCGCAAAAGCGCTCTCTCTGCTCGGACTGTCAGACGCGAGTCTGCGTGTCTCCTTGTGGAAGCATTTTGGATCCTTCTTGAACGACCTTGAAAGGTTGATCAAGAAGGGCGCCCTTATGCCTTCACATGGCCCCGGTGCTGTAGTAGAAGCACTTAGAGGAAACTCTAAGTGGCTACAGCCCGCCTGGTCGGATAGATTGGAAGATGTCTTCCCTTTTTCAAGGTGGGCATATTCCAGCTATCTTAATTATCTAGATGATCTAGATAACGGCCTGGTAGAGTATCCTGGAGCTGAATTGCCTGTTAAGGTAATCTCAGTTCCTAAGACGCAAAAGACACCACGAATTATTGCTGTAGAACCTGTTGCCATGCAATACATGCAACAGGCCATTCGGCATGCATTCGAGGAAGCCCTTAGCAGACATATGTCTGCTGATAGGCTTATCGGCTATAGTAGTCAAGTCCCTAACCAGGAACTTGCCTATCTAGGATCGCTTAATGGCGATTTGGCTACACTCGATTTGAGTGACGCCTCCGATCTTGTCTCTAACGAGTTGGTTGTTTCCCTTTTGCATGAATGGCCTTTTCTTTTAGAGGCTATTCAGGCTACTAGGTCAACAACGGCCCTCGTGAACCTTGAGTCTGGCGATATAACTGTCAAGCTCAATAAGTTCGCGTCGATGGGATCTGCACTCTGCTTCCCTATAGAGTCTTTGGTCTTTGCGACCATTGCTCTAGCGGTTGTGGATAGTGCAGCCGGCGACACAAACCGGTACAGTAATGCACCGGGGGTGCGCGTCTACGGTGACGATATTATCGTCGCCGCAGAACATGCCCAATTGGTAGCATGGACCCTTGAAGCTTGTGGCCTAAAGGTTAACCATGACAAATCTTTCTGGACCGGTAGGTTCAGAGAGAGTTGTGGTAAGGAATATTGGCACGGCTATGACGTATCTTACGTCAAAGCACGGCGGTTTCTCCCTACCCTATCAAAGCCTCTTAGACAAGATGTCGATGAGACCGTTTCTACTGTTGCACTTCGCAACAATTTTTGGAACCAAGGCTGGTTCCAGACGGTATCTTATCTTGACCAACTCTTGGATAAGCGCCTTAATGGCGTCTACCCGATTGTTAGTCCGACATCCTCTGTATTAGGCAGGCACTCATGGACCAACTTTACTGTTGATCGCATGAGTGTCGACACGCAGACCCCTTTGGTTAAGGGGTATGTTGTGAAGAGTAATCCTCCCGAGAGTTTTCTCGATGGTTACGCTGCCCTAATGAAGTGTCTCGCGAAGCGATCTGAGTTGCCGAACCCAGATCCGAGACACCTTCTTCGAGGTGGTAGGCCTGCAGTCCTACGAGTAAAACTGCAGATGGTGCCAGTGTTTTAACACTGGTAGCGGCCTGTATGGCCGCACAGGGAGCCT